GTTTGGTCTGATTTCGGCTGGAGCGCCGCCCCTGCCGTCCGGGGGACTTACAGTCTTTCGATGACTGTCCCCTTCTTTACAAACACCTTCGCTTTATCAATCACCGTGACTACCATGATTCTGTTGCCCTTGAAGCCAATCACCACCGCCACGTTCTTTTCTTCATCTATGACTATCGCTTCAGCTTGTTCTTCTTGCAGTTCCGTCAGTCTGTCTTTCCCGAGGGCCATCACGTTACCTGCCACCACGTATTCATCGACCCCTCTTTCTTCCATCCGCTCCATCGCGTGGGCTGTCGCCCTGACGCTGTACTGCTTTCCGTTTATCTTCAGTTCGGCTATCGCCTTGCTTTTCGCCTTCTTTTTCATCTTTCTTCGCCTCCTTGTATTGGTGTGGTGTTTGATTATATAGTACCATATAACAGGGTCTTTGTCAAGGGTTTTCGAAAAAAATTTTCCCCGTCGAGGAAATTTTCGTTCCCCGACGGGGACTGTTCTACGACATCCAGTCGTCTCTGAACCGCATCTGACTCTTATGCGGCCTCATCTTACACTCTGACCACCGCTTCCAGTCTTCAGGACAGTATCCCAGAGCGTTCGGGGCGCACTTCACGACAAGGAACTTCGCCAACACCGGGTTCACGTCCCGCACGCACTTCACCATCTGTCTTGCGACTTCACGAATCTCGAACTGCGCCGCACTACACAGACGTTCAGCACAGTAATGACGGAGGGCTTGCAGGCTGAAGCTCGTATGCAACTTCGTCTCACAGGCATTCGGTAACACATATCGCGCATCACCGGCTGGAATCCCGGCTTCCCTCAACTCCCGATACAGTTCATCCGCCGCCAACATAAACCGTTCAAACTTCTCCCTCAGTTCGGGTCTTCCATCGTTCACATCCAACAGGGACGGCGGGACCACAAAGTCAAACCCTTCTTCATCAACGTACCGCTGGCTCCGCTGGTTGTGCTCTACCCCTACATTATGCCGGACGTGCTGATGACTGAACGCTCGGCTCACACCCTCTATTCTGAACTTCAGCTTCACGTGCCTGTACGCCGTGGCGTGCTCGTGATACAGGACGTGCATAGCAATAGCTTCCCAATCCGAGCCATCCCGGGCATCGTAACAAATCCCTGCAAACCGCCCTATCTCATCCAGTGCCTCCGCCACTTCCGTACCATTCAACAGAGTCACCTTCGGCTTGACCATCTCCAACATCCTCTTCATCTCCCCCTCTAATCTTGAAATCGTAATCCGTCACATACTTCACCATTATCTTCCGTCTGGACGTCGTGCAGTTCTCACACTGGAAGGCGAACCAAAATCCTACACCTTCTTCCACACCATAGTCATCGGTTCGTCCTGGCCATTTCTGGCCACACTTCGGACACTCAGGCTTCCCCTTGACGACCTTAGCGTCGACAAACGGCATCGCACCGCTCCTCTCCAAAACACAGAACGAGGAGACCAGCCGTAGCCAGTCTCTCCTCTGTGCTCTACTTCAACTTACTTCATCAGTCCCAGCAGTTGTGTTAATCCACCAAGCGCCTGGTGAGCTTTCATCATGGCCTCGGGCGGATACATTCCGTGAATCCCGACATTCAGGCTCATACCGATTCTGTCCTTCTCCTCGACTTCTTGCGCTCTACGCGCTGATACTAAACTCAGACTTACCGGACTGCAACATCGCACACACATCATCAATCACTTCTACCGGATACGCTTGGCCACCAATCGGCTTCTCAACTCCAGCCTTCTCATCGAACTTCCACTCGCTCACCGCCACGTACTTCCTACCGTGCTTCTCCACCGCCGAAATCTTATACGTCTTACCTCCTCCCTTCTCGACCTCACCAACAAACTTCTCACTATCCCAGAACTTCTTCGCCATCACTCGTCATCTCCCTTCATATTCTTTCTAATTCGCCGTACCAGCCAACTTCTCGCTGATGCGGCTCCAAATACTTCAGTCCCAACGCTTCGAACACCTCTTCCTCATCCCTACCGGCCACCTTCACACCATCCGACCTGCGGAACAGACCGTACTGATTTAGCTTCAACCCCTTCTCCTTCGCCACAGCCCTCATCTTGACATTCAATTCTTTCGTCCCTGTCCACATCAGGATGCTCGCGCCCCAACTTTCTTCCGTCGTCAGGTTCACATCGACCTGCACACCCTCGACCTCATACTGAAACGACTTCCGGTCGGTCTGCCATTCTTCGGACGGAATCACCACGACATCGATGTCATTCACAACGTCCTTCACACCCCGCCGGAGCGACCCGCATACCAGCATTCGCTTCACCTTTCCCATCAACATTTCCTCTATCTGAGGGACAAGGCACAGAGCCTCATCCCTCGCAACCGGTTTCCCCTTCGACATCCTCAAGCCCTCCCGTGAAGCAATCTTTCAACACCTTGAACCAACTCCAGGCCGTCCAGCCCGAGAGCTTTCAACAGCACCTGGCGCTTTTCTTCTGCCAACGCATATCCCGCGTCAGTCATTTCGTCTGTCATGAACTCCGAATACGCTAGCCCCATCAGGACGCCTTCTTCACCGCTCCCGGCCAACCATGCTGTCTGTACTTCTCGTCATACTCCTTCAGTTCATCCACTATGGCCGTCACCAGAGCCTGCTTGTCAACTTCTTTCAGTTCTTTCGCCACCTTCAGGCCATACTCTGTCTTAATCATCATTCTTCATCTCTCCTTTCACCGTGTGGTATCGTTTATTTTTATAATACCATATAACGGGGTCTTTGTCAAGGGGTTTCAAAAATAATCGGCCCTACGAAGAATTTTTCGCCGGGCCGAATTGCTCTATCCAAGCATGTCAATCGCTTTATCACCGGACTCAGCCAGGACTATCTTGAAGAACTGCGCGGCATCAATCTTCTTCACCTTCAACGGTATAAGTCTTCAAATGCTTTTTCTTTTCCTCTAAGGATAAGTAACTTAAACCATTCATTAATGTCGCCACCATCTCTTTTCAACCGTTCTGCCACATCTTTAATCATCAATTCATACAGCTCTTTATCCATTCTTACCCAAAGCTGTGTCTTTCCACCATACGTAAACACCATAAAATTCTGGTCAAGCGTATCACCGTACTTCGAGAACAACTCATTCAGCACCCGGCTCAAGTCGTCCACGGTCTTGATTTCATCCTTCGTCTTCTCCAGCTTTTCTTGCAAGTCTTTCGGTAACTCCTTCTTCACGCTCATATAAACATCCTTGAACGCCTTGTCATCGACAAACATCATCATCTGCTTCGTCATCTGCTCACCGTACTTCTGAGCCATTTCATCGAACAGCTTCGTAAACTTCACGGGGTCGAGCTTACCCTTCAGGACGTTCATCCTGACGGTCTGGAACTTCTGCATATCCTCGTCGAACTCATGGCGGATAATCGCGGGAACCGTCTCATACCCGAGCACCCTACAGGCTTCAAGTCTGTGCTCACCACTAATCACAATATAATCGCCATCGGACTGCGGGTCTGGGACCACCAGTATCGGTTCGACCATCCCAATCTCCTGAATATTCTCCACCAGGGCGTTAAACACTTCTTCAGACTGTGTGTTCGGGTTAAACGTGTTCGGCTTCACGCGAGAAATCGGCAGATTCACAACTTCAATATTTTTCTCATGCACGTCTAACATGCCCCCTCTTCTCCAAAATTTCATCCATGTGCTCCGACGTATGGGCTGAAGCAGTCATCAGTTTCAAATTATCAGGGGCATTATTCCCCTTATCTCGGTCAACATGATGCACAATCTCTTCAGACAACAACGGTCTTCCAAGCTCACTAGCCATTACTAAACGATGCAGATAAACATAACCATTAGGCTTCGCCATACATCTATACTTCTCATCAATATACTTCGCTCTAACCATGACGTATCCACGCTCGTCAGTAATCACCGCGCCCTTCCATGCGGGATTATTCTCACCACTATACTTCATCCTTCTCCATTCTGCATAACATTTTCTACTACAAACTTTCGTCTTCTTAACACGACTCGGAGCAACCCTAAACTGCTTACCACAAGCACTGCACACAACATTCGGCTTTATCCGAGTAATCGGCAGACTAACGACTTCAACGTTCTTATCATTTTCAGTCACCATCTTTCACTTCTCCTCCTTTCAAATGCGCTTCACCGAAGGTATAAAGGTATTAGTGCCCTCCTTTTCTCTTGCTAACGGGGAAAACATGGCTCTTTACTGACGGAAGGTCGTCGCGGCCTACCTTACCATAACTTACCTAACGGGCTTTTTCGGTTCGGTAATCGTCACGACGAGTCACGTCAACCAACCATCATCCCTTCATGCCCTTCAATCAGGGTTCATGCACTGACATGGGCTTACGCCCTTTTATCAATTTCAGTCTCGGGACCGGCCCGTCGTGGAGGTCTTCGTACCCACCTTCTTCAATGAGCCACTTGTACACGGCATACTTGCTCGCCTTCCCACGGGTTGCATCGTACTTCCCGACTTCCGCATACTTGTTCATCGCGGCATACAGGTCATCCACGCTGAAAGGCGGTTTCAGTCTATCAGCGCACATCTTCATCAAATCAGTCCCGCCCTTCGAGAACAACCGACGATACGCCGTGAACTCCTCTACCCGCTCCTCGACAAATTCCTAATTGTCTTTCACCCAACGAATCATTCCAGCGGCTTCGGCGAAATCCTTATACACCAGTCTGTAGTCGTCTATCGGCAGGAGCGTCCTACACCACGGCAGGTTCGGCAGTATCGGCACGAGACCGTACTTCGCCAGATACACCTGTTCGAGGAACCCGATGCTGAACCCCTCCATCCTGGACGACGCCAGATAAACATGCGAGGACGCGGCCATCGGGTAGAACTCGTCAGGCGGCGTAAAGCTGTTTATCTCAACCTCAGTCCTACCGTACTTCATCACGTAATTCTCCTTGAACTTATCATCGGACTTCGGTGTGCATAGCACAACTCTCACATCATGACCAGCGGCGTACATCTTGTCATAGATTTCTACCATCTTCTCCGCACGCTTCGCCGCATTCAGTCTACCACCGAAAAACAGCGTGAACTTCCCGTTCTTCGGCATCCCGTACGGAATGTTCTCCTCAATCCAAGACGTATCCACGCCCGGCGGAATCACCTTGCACCTAGCTTCCATTCGCTTCATCATCGTCCCCGACAAATACTTCCTGGCGGTCGTCAAAGCATTCGCCATCTCCAGGTCAGTATCAAAGACTGGCCAAGCGGCGGCATATGCCATACTTCGATTCAACATATCCACATCGGTCGTCGGCATCGGTGCGGGCATCGCCCCCGGGTTCACCGCCATATCCTCATCTATAATCACCGGAATCACGTCTTTCAATCTATAATCCCACAACTGTCTCTGCATAATCACAGCCGCATTCGTTCTGGTCGTAATCACGGCATCAATCGGGAACTCACCAGTCCGCATACTGAACTTCTGGTAGAACCCGACCGGCACGTCGCAATGCTTGTCGTAGTACACCGGCGCAGTATCTTCAAGCGGGACTATCGTGGTCTTCGGCGGAACCTTCAATCCTTGCAGGAAGGCATCACGCGGGACCACCATGTAGAACCACAAGTCCTCCCGCATCTTCAACCAGTTCCTAATCATCGTGAAAAACATCTGTATCACAGACTCGGACGCCAACCGAGGAAACGTCGGGGCCGGGACGAAACAAATCCTCATCCTTATCCACCCCGCTTCTCGGGTGCATTGTATTGCGGGGCGTTCAACTCACGCCACGGATACTCGCGCTTATACACGACCACCACCATGTAATGCGGTGCGAAGCTGTGGTCGAGCACAACGCTGAAGCCGAATCGCTCAATCATCTCACGAATGAACCATGACGGGTCGGAGTAAAACTCGCACGTCTTCTTCTCCTTCGCCCCGGCTGACTGAATCGCAAGGACGACGGCCTTCGACGCCACTCTGTGCATCTGCGTGATGACGTCCTTCATGAACTGCCAGTGCTCGATACTGTTCGTCTCCATTATATCCAGCGCTCCGGCTGACACGACATAATCATACGCATTGTCTTCGAGCGTGCTCACGACCGTCAACATCTCGCCCGTGATGAACTGCGTCGCAACGGTCTGCAACTTTTCAAATCGTTCATTCCCGGCTTCACACAATTCGGGAATCAGGTCTACACTCACATACGTCTTCGGAGACTGCCCTTCTATTACACAGTTGAACAGCAGCTCCCCATCCCCTCCACCAAGGTCCAGAACTGACGAACCGCCAAAATCAACGTGCTTCATCATAGCACGGTGAACAAGGCGTTGCGCTACGGGGTTCCACCCTACAGCCCAAGAGCCCATCCCGTACTTCGTGAAACGCTTAAAAAACTCTATGTTCTTCTCCATCTTCATCACGCATCAAGCCTCCTATACCACGCCACGGTCTTCTTTATCCCTTCTTCAAGACTAACTTTCGCGCTCCAGCCGAGGTCCCGCTTCAACTTCTCAGCACTCATCATCTTGACTTCGATGTCATGCGACCTGGGCGGCGTCTCTACTATCTTCGTAGCAGGAAGCACTTTCTGAATGGCCTTCGCCATGTCCATGATCGTCACCTTTTCATCCGGTACTACATTGTACGTCTGGTTCTCCGCCACATCACTGAGCGCCAGTACATGCGCTTCCGCAAGGTCCTCAACGTACAAATACTGCCGCCACTGCTGACCGCCTCCTTCCACCGGCAGAGCTTCTCCTGCCAGCGCCTTCTTGATGAAAATATCGGCTACAACGCCGTGGGTCATCCTCGGACCATAACAGATTCCATACCTCAACACCGTATACGGCAGTCCATACATTCGCTGGAAATCACGGACAACCATCTCCTGGAAGAGCTTTGTCGTCACATACAGATGATACGACTTCCCGACATCCACAATCTCACACATATCGCCATTCGGCAACAACCCACTAATCAAGGACGACCCGGCTACCATCACTCTCTTCACACCGACTTTCTGCGCGACTTCGAGTGCGGCGACCGTCCCCAGACAGTTCAGTTCAACAGCCCGGTCGGGAAACTTCACACAGTGCATCGTATTCGACATCGCGGCCGCATGGATCAGCACATCCTTCCCGGTCATGGCGATCATCATGGCAGCCTTATCCAAAACATCACCCTGCACGAACTCGCACCTATCAGGCAGTCTGAACTTCGGGAACATCTTGTCATAAATCGTTACTTCATGACCAGCCGCGACCAACTTCTCCGCAACATGACCACCAATAAACCCAGCGCCTCCGGTTACAACAATTCTCATTCTAATCCTCCTCTCAGTACGGTTCCACTTCAATCGACCTCAGTGACCTGGCGTACTTCAGACCACCGAAATACAACAATGGCAGTTCTTCATGCCAACTTTTTTCAAGCGCACGCACGTCTTCATTCAAAACAGACGCAATCACCTGTGCGTGCGTCTTGCCCCAGGTGTGAATCGTCAACGGGTCAACCCTACACTCGAACCACTGCACCGCTATCGTGAGACGCGGAACATCTATCTTACTGGACTCCACGACATCCAGTCCTTCATACTCAACTTCTGACTCATCTCTGGGCAGGTTCCTCGCCAAATTATGCACAGACTGGACATTCTTAAACGGGACGGTCTGCAAGACAAACTCACCCGTTTCAACAATATTCTTCAGCGTATCCTTCTCCCGTTTCAACGCGACGAACAACAGCGGCGGGTCGTACGAGCAGGGCGTGAACCAGGTCACGGGGGCGGCATTCACCACCCCGTTATACTTCGTCGTGACCACCGCAACCAGTGTCGGCAACGGCCCCCTCTTGAATACATCCATCATCATCACCTGACTTTCTTCATAACATCCAGCTTCTTGAACGCGTTCAATACGGCATCTACGACAATCTTCTGCTCATCCTCGGTCAACGTGTTATACAACGGGAGCGCAAAATGTCTATCCCCCCACTCCTGCGATACCGGGAACTCCAGGTGGTCGAACCGCCCTTCCCAGACTGGCTGGAACGGTATCGGCATCTCATACACATCTCCCGGTATCTCCACTGACGCATTCATCCTAACAAGCCGCTTCAGCTCATCCTTCTTTTCCAACGTCCAACCTTTCGGCAAGACCATCAGGTAACGATACCAGTTCGGCTGAGACCCGGGAGCCATCTCGTATCTCTGAATCCCGACATCCAACAACGGCTGTATCAGGTCGTTGTATCGAGCGGCTATGGCTTCACGCTCCATCCTGATTTCGTTCTGACGTCTTACCTGCCCAAGACCCAGAGCGGCCTGCAATTCAGTCAGCCTCCAACTATACCCCTGATACGCGCAGACCGAGCGTCCGAACGTCGCCGTCCGACCATAATTTCGGTAGATGCGGGCGAGGTCGCGAATCTTTTCATCATCAGTCAAGAGCATCCCACCCTCACCCGAGTTAATCGGCTTCGTCGCATAAAGACTGAAGCATGACGCGTCACCAAAACTTCCAGCATACTCACCGTTCTGTAAAGCACCGGGAGCGTGAGCGGCATCTTCTATGCACAACACCCCGCGTTCCCTACAGAGGTCGCCTATCTGACGGGAACGAGACGCCACCAGACCTCCGGTGTGCATCAGTATCAACGCCTTGGCATCAGGGTTCTCGTCCATAGCCTTTCTAATCGTATCTTCATGAGCGAACAAGTTCTCATCCCAATCAATGTCGAAGAACACCGGCTCGGCCCCGCATCTCAGTACGGGAATCACCACGCCGTAGAACCCGTTCGCCGGGAACAGCACCTTATCACCTTCGGTCACACCGTGCGCCCTCAACGCAATCTCAATCGCGGCAGTATCTGAGGCTACGGCCACACCGTACTTCCTACCATGCAGTTCAGCATATTCCTTCTCGAACTGCTCAGTATACTTGCCCAGAATCATCCACCCACTTTCAAGAATCTCGCGGGCAGCTTTCTGGAAATCGACTATCTCCTGCTCGGTAAACACAATTCTGTGCGCTGGAATCTTCACATTAGACAATCTTCTTCAACTCCTCTCCGAGGTCAAACCCTCTCTTCGCAATTATCTCGACAGCTATACGTCGAGCCACTTCCCTATTTCCGGCATTCGTCAGATGGACGCCATCGGCATAACATTCCGGTCCCATCCCGCGCAGGTCGACGAGCACCAACCCCCGCTCCTCCGCAATCTCTTCCACAACACGGTTGAACTGCTTCAATCGTTTCGCCGACTCCTGGCTGTAATCAGGAACACCGAACCCACGAAAGTCGGGAATCGTACACAAAATCGTCTCCTTCCCGTACACCCTGGCGTTTCGGATAATCCCTTCTACGTTTCGCTTATACACTTCAGGTGGCGTCGCCACACTATCCTTCGTGTCATTCGTCCCGCACAGCAGTATCATCTCATACGCTTCGGGATAACGCTTCACCACAGACAGGCTACGGCGCAGAATGTCAGCACTAGTCTCACCGTTGACACCTTCTTCGGCACAGACCCAATCCTGACCAAAAATCTCCCCCAACAAATCGCTCAACTCCATCGGGTAACAGCGAGAATACTCGTCTCTCGCTCCGTGTGTCAGGCTGTCACCGAGACACAAAATCGTACCATAAACGGCCATTCCTCATCCTCCTTACTCTTCGCTATCTTCTTCATAACTACCGCCATGCGGATACTCGGTCTGAACACCCTGCTTGCGGTAGAACTCCTTAATCCATTTTTCATACGGATTCCCTTCAATCTCAACTCTGTTCGACAATCTGTTCGCTTCTTTGAACCAGTATTCGTCTCCCCTTCCCATCTCTTTTCCTCTGCGCGTATGCTGGTCAAGCGCAACATCCGGCATATCAAGACGCATCCCATCCTTCCGTCTGAGATACATCATGTAGGCGAAATCATCTGCTTCTCTGTTCTTTCTCGCCCTGCACATAGACAGAATCGCCATACCGAGAATATTCCCCTCCGGCTGGCGACCCTTGCCCATATTCTTCACCTTGTCATACACGTCCCACAGATTCTTGACGAGCAGGACAACATCGGGGTCTGCCAGACCAATGTCTTCAATCGCGATAATCATGAGTCGCTTCCACAACCATCCGGGATTCGTTTCTTCCAACTCCATCGCCCAGTACATGGCGTCGACTTCCTTACCACGGCGAATCATTTTCTGAATCGCGGACACTACCTCGAACGGCTCATACCCGTTCTTAGTCGTCCACTTACTATCAGACCCCGATTTCGACGGTCTTTTCGACTGTCTACCTACTTCTTCGGGCTTCTCCTTCATCTCGGACAACAGGTCAAAAATCGTCACCTGACCATCCTTCTTCTCATCAGCACTCATCATCAAACATCCTCCTTTTACAGAATTTGGTTTGGTTAAATTATACCATATTCTACGCTGGCAGTAAAGTAACTTACAGTAAAATCACATTACTTCACTAACGTCAGGTAGAACACTACAAACGTGATTTCCTTCTGCAAGTCCTCATCGAACTTATTCCTGAAGCCGAACTTCACATCCAACTCCTGGGCCTCGGACGCGAGGTACGACTGCGCGACAATGATTCCCTTCACCGCTTGATTCACGGCCTTACCACCCATCGCCCGGACCTCCACCTTCTCAACCTCACTCAAATACTTGACAATCGCTCCACCCAACTTATTCGGGTTCGTCTGCCCTGATACTTTCAGTTCCGCTAAACTTTCTTTCATCGTCTACACCTCCGACTTAATCTCTTCGTGGAATCATCTCTGGTACGGTTCGTTCAAGACTTCATCCCATCAGAGGCGTCAAGCTCCTCAAACACCTAAATTCAACCTTGCGAATTCACCTACTTACTTTCTTTCAACAATGGAAGCAAATCCCAACCATATTCGGTCTTGTCATCATCACGCCTAAACTTCACACGCTCTAATTCTACTGCGTTTTCTACAAACCATTCATACGGCAGACTCGCCCTCCCTTCTGCTTCATATCTGTTCTTCGCCTCAACGTACTGTTCGGGCCGAACCGCGAAGCAACGATTCAACCCCTTCGGTAAATCAGACCGCGCGGGCTTTCTCGTAAAACGGAAATTCACCACCAGGAACGCCCGACCGGGCTGGACGAAGACAAAATCAAACGGCGTCCGAATCTGGAATCTTCTTTTCGTCTGACCGACCGCCGCCGGAACACTAATCTTCTGGAAATACGGTCGCTTCTCGAAGGCGAGCAGTCCCTCGACCTGATGGTCTTGCACCTTGTCAAACGGCAGATACGGTGTCTCCACCTTCTTACACTCAATCGCCAACGAGAGGTCACGACGTCCCCAATCAGCGAGTCGCTTCAGGCTACGACTTATCTCTGGCTCGAATACAGTATCGGTCATCAGCTTCGCCCCTCTCTTCTATCTTATTCAACATCATCATGCAAAAATTCCCATGTGGCTACAAAACCTATCAAAAACCCGTTCATCTGTCCCTTAACATACTGGCTTGCCTTATCGAGCGGGGCTTCCTTCGGGAATCCTCTGTGCTCCGTATACGGTCCGCGTTGGTAGCAACATTAATGTCGTTACCTGCTCTGCTGTTCCATGCGACGATTAAGTCATCCGCAACGAAATCTGCCATTTCTGAATCCTTATTAAACTTTTCACTTTCCATAAATAGTCTGCATTTACAAGCGTTTTCTCCATGTCCTCGCGTTATGAACCACCACGCGTCGAATCCATCTCCACACAAAGCAATTGATACTTCTCCCCCGCAAAACGGACACGGCAGTAATGTCTTATTCATGGCTCTACCTCCTCTTCTCTCATACTCTTGAACAGGCTGGGTGACGCCTTGATTTCTGGCATATCATCGTCCTGCGGTTCTTCAGGATGCGCCTCGCCCACACCGCGCCTCGACAACTCCCGACTCAACGCCGTGTAATACTTCTGATAGCTTCCCATCAAGGCTTTCAACAACGTGAACCGCGCTCTGGCATACTCGAACTTCGCCTGAAGTCTGGCCATCCGGTCTTCAGCCACGAGCTTCGCCTTACGTTCTTCCTCAGTCAGGTCTCGGTTCTGCACCAACTCCAGGTAAAACTTCTTCTTCTCAAAATCCATCTGGTTCTTCTTCGCGGTCTGTTCGATGTCGGCCTTCGCGACTTCGTACTGCATGTACGCCAGTACAGCCGTCCAGGTCGTCATTACCTGCCCCAACTGGCTCAGGCTCAACTGCGTCAGGTCTTCCGGGAACTCCAGTTCCTCCAGACGCTCTGGCGAGACGTACTTCGGGATGGGAAGCGACCGCTTCAGGACAAAACTCATCGACTTCTTCAACGACTCACTCACATCACTACGTTCAATCTCGGACAACGCCAGTTTCTCATCGACATCCTTGCCCATCATTCATTACCCCTTACATTCAAAACATTCTTTTCTGGCCAAACACATCTTCGCCCTATACGCCGTCTTATCACTACACCTGGCGAGCCTCGGCGGAAGCGTCTGGTTCTCCTTATGCACGAGCGTCTGCTTCAGGACTTCTCGCTTCTCCTCAATCACGTCTCGCACAGGGTCATCAGCCTTCACCAAGAACTCCCATGTCGGTGGTCGCTTCCCTCTAACCAGGAACTCCCGCATCGTCTGGTCATTCTTGTTCATATACAGAATCACCACACCGCTGAACGGCATCCTCACCACTTCCAACTGCCTACTCACATCCAGCCCCTGGTTCGCGGCCTCCATGAAGAACGTCTCCAGTTCCCGGTTCCTCCTCTCCAACACGTCCAGATACCACAGACCTTGCTCCTTGTGCTCGGCCAACGGCTCCATCAACGTCGCGAAACCATCATCGTTCATCGTCTTGAACTCGAACACATACTTGCAGCCCTTCGTGACCAACAGACCGTCGGTCGATCCGTCAATCAGAAGCTCATCATCCTGAACCGGAAGTTCATCAAACACCCATAGGGCGTGCGTGCCCCGCTTATCGGCTTCGGGGCATTCACGCCCTGGCTTGAATCCAAACTGTATGCACTCCTCGTCTAAACACCGGCGCAAGCATTTCCACCGGCCAAACAGAACACCGGCGTTCCCCAGCTTCTCCTGAACCATTCGGTGCAACCACTTACCGACGTCGAACCGCATCTGCGTATTCACATTCACCTTACGCTTCGAATACAGACTACGGTCGCGCTCACACAGCAACCATTCTCGCGGACAAAACCAATCACCACAAATCTCGGACGGATGGAACACTCCGCGACTGCGCTTCATCCTGTCTCTGTGACCCTCTACCAACGTCTGCTGTTCAAGAATCGGGATGGCATACCCTTCCTTCTTCCTCGACTTCACCAAATCTTTTAACACATCGCTACCTCCCCCAACTTCTGAAAATTCTGGTCTTTTCGCGTTCGAGCTTCTGTCTTGCGGACTGCAACAGCCGGGACGTGTAGGACTGCGAAATCCCAACTACTTCTCCTATCTCAGCATGTGTCAAATCCTTCACTACCGCCAGATACAAACACCTTCTCTCTTTCTCCGACATCCGCGTCGATGCCTGTTCAAATATCTCAATCGCTTCTTCAAGCGTTTCTTTCTCATCCAACCGGGCATCCGGTCCCGGCATCGTCGACTCAATACTATCGAGCCACGACATCTCATTCCCATCAATATCAACAAATCTACATTCCTCTAAGGACGACGTTCGTCCTCTATGCTTATTCTCTGTCCTCAGCCATATTCGAATCTCATTATCAACAGCCTTGCCCAAATACGTCGAAAACTTCCCCTTCTTCGGGTCAAAATTCCCATTTATACACTTCATCAGCGCCAACAACGACAGGCTTATCGCCTCATCAGCTTCAATCACGTTCGCCTTAATCCACTTATGCGCCATCTTAAACGCCAGTCTGTAATACTTCTCTACAATGCGCTCTACTTCATCGGCATCGCCACGCTTCGCCTCCTTCCATTTCAGACTACTAACTGACATACAAACTCACCCCCCCTCCCATAAATTCGGCATTCTACCATAACTTTCCTCTATAAACAGGTAGAGAAAAACGGGGCACACCAGCCCGTCTCTCAGCGCACCCCGTCTTTTCCCTCAGTCAGTCTTCACATCTTATGCGATTAATCTCTGCATCAGCGTTCCGGCGAATCTTTCAAACTCGTACTGGCGTTCTGACGGCAGTTCCTGGGCAACTTCGGTAATCGCTCCCGGTAATCCCCAGGCCGTCCGGTCCCAACTATTCTCCATCGTCGCCTTAATCTTGTCCAGCATCTCGTTCCCGCACCGCAACTCCTTCTTAATCAGTTCGAACAACTCCACCCTCTGCTCAATATCGAGCCGGGTCTGTCTCGCCTTCTCGATGTTCTCCCTCGCGGCCACCACGTACTCCGGGAACCCTTCGAACATCTTAACGACTTCCTGGATAAACTGCTCCCTGCCAATCGCATAGTGCTTGCGATTATACACCATACCCTTGTCGAACCCTACGACCATACCATTCGTGCAGACAAACGTGAAAATCAAGAACTCAATCGACACACTTGACATCCCGGTCATACCGTTTCTTATCAACATCCCAGCAGTCGACCTATCGCTTCCGTTCTGGTTCTCACGCTGGACAATCACTTTCTCCGGGTCGACCAGCCTCAACTGCATGTTATCCGGCGTCACTACATAGGACTCCAGGGCGTACTGCCCACCAAACAGCACATGGCCCAATCCGTTCAGGACTTCGTTGTGATTCAACGGCGCATACTTGTTGCTCAAAATCCCCTTAATCAGGTCGCCGTCGTACAACCGGACGAGCAACTCCTTCTCGCGATTCTTCTCAATCCAGCGATTCATGTTCAACGGCACAAGGTCTGGCTGCCCTTCTTTCAAACACTTCTTCATATACTGCGTCGCACCCATACCCAGCTTATCCCCGAACTGTGCAAACGCCCACGGGCTGAACCACAGAGCTTCATCGCGTCGCCTGTCATACAGGAACGGCACGCCCTTGTCCGTCAGTTCAACCCTGGTGTCTCCTACCTTCATCTTACGGTCGGTAAATCGCGAACTGATGTCCTCGGCCTGAGCCAGCGCGTCCGCGAACGCCTTCCCCATGTTTCCAGACTGCACATCCACCCGCGTCAGTCGTGTGTCATCTCGCACATCATTCAGCAACGAATCCAGAATCTGCTCTTCATCACGCTTTCGCATCACTCGTCATCTCCTTTTCATCTTTTTTCATCATCCTACTCATCACCATCTCGTCTTCTACTCGTCAGCATCACCCCTTTCACTCAGCTTGCCTTTTCCAGGACTTCTATCCTCAACTTCCGGGGAATAACAAGCTCCAACGCGGCTCGAACCTTCTCTACATCTAATCCACGACGTGCGAGGTCGGACTCCTTGAACCTGATAACGACTTCATGGCGTTCAACATCGACTTCCACGGGGACGATGCCGGTCTCGAATACAACCAAGTCACGAATCTTATTCACCTTATACTTCAGTTCCATCGACACCACCCCTTTCTGTTCCATTTATTTTAATTTTACCATGTAACAAGGTCTTTGTCAAGGTTTCTGGTGCATTTTCTCTTCTATCTCGAACAATTCCATCAGGCGTTCAAGCGGGACCATCCCCCACTGCTGTGACCCGAACTTCATCGCCTCGAACTCCAGGACGAACACCGGTTCACGATTCGCGGCCCAGGCTTGCTCCATCAGCTTTTCTATATCGGCGCGTCTGACCGTCATGGTCTTCCCGGCGGTCGACTTCTTCTCCATCATCCGCTTGAAATCATGCAGTCCGTCACCTTTCATACTACCGGCTCCGCTTCCCGGCGTCAGCACGCACCCTGTCGTCCTCTTGAGATTCTTCTCACCACGCCTACCCACCACATTCGGCGTCGCCTCTTCAAACGCCTTCGGTGCTGGCACTTCATACGGCCTATCATTCCTCCTTTTCTTCAACCAAACCCCTTCCTTTCAGCAACATCCTCAACTTCCGCAAATCCTGCGCATACTCCACCATCTGCACGTACTCAACCTCGTTTCAAAACTGGCCATCATCACGCCTCCTTCTCCGCGTACTTCCTTCGCGTAGCCTCTCCACCACGCAGATGACGCTCGGCCTTGTTCTTCATCAAGACTCGCATCGCCTTTTCATACAGCACACCGTCCACCATCTTCAGACGTTCTACCAAATCCTTATGCGTAGTCGACTTACTCACACCGAATCTCCTGGCGGCCTGTCTGACCGTCGCCCCGGACTGAACTACAAAAGCAGCGCATTCTTTCACTCTTTCTATTATGTCGTCTCTCACCCTCGTCACCTCCTCCCCCCGTCCTTACTTACCGACAATCTTCCGCAACAACGCCTCCTCCAGCTTCGCTCTCAGTTCGGGTTTCCTCATAACAGCCAACCCCATCGCCTGTTCGCCCTGCTCCTTCACGTCCTCAAACGAATACCACGACCCGTTCTTCTCAATCAGTCCATATCGCACGCCGTAACGTACAATCTGCATCTCATTATCGACTTCACCCTTCCGCGTTCCGTACTCCTCGGAATCATCGGTATACAACGTGAACCAACCACTTCTAAACGGCGGGAACGTCTTGTTCTTGTCGACGTTGAACCGGACTACTATACCAACTGGCTTCTTCTCGTCCTTCTTCCCCAACGTCTCATAAATTCGTTCAGACGGTCTAGCTGTAAAGCTAATCGTGATGCTGTTCGCGTACTTCTGTCCACGACCACCCGGCATGACCGTCGGGCTACCGAACATCGTACCCACCTTATCCCGCAACTGGTTAATCAGAATCACGGACGGCTTCCTCACGTTCTGACTCCCAAGACTGTTAAACGCCGCCTGTATCGACCTCATCATTCTGTTCGTCAACCTGGCGTGCAGTCCGACAATCGTGTCCTCCGCGCTCTTCTCAATCTCATCAGCCGGTGTCATCATGGCTATCGAATCCACAACCACCACATCCACATCACCGGTTCGAATTACGGCCTCGACTATATCGACCGCCTGCTCGCTGAACTGCGGCTGACACAGATACAGAGCTTCTCTATCTCCGCCCAGCGCTTCAAACCACACCGGGTCGAACGTGCCTTCAATGTCTACGAAAAACGCCCTGTGCGGAACGGGATCATCACAACAGAACGTATTCGTCTCCTGGTCCGCAACCAACGGCTTCATACAATTCCTACACGTCCGCTGGAACTGAGCTATCGTGAGCTTCGCGATACTGGTCTTGCCCGAGCTCTCGTTCCCGATGAAAATCACTATTCTGCCCTTCGGCACACCACCACCGATTTCGACATCCAGAGCGAACACGCCAGTCGACATCCTCTGGAGCACTGGATACTCTCCTCCACGGATAATCGTGCCGTCACCGTACTTCTTGTTCGCCTGGTCAATCAGTTTCTGTAACATCGCGCCATTGCTCATTATCATCACCCCTAAAATTCAATCTTGCAAAACCACCAAATATCTTTCATTCGACCCACACCTCGGCATTGAAATCCATATCTGACGCAAACTTCAGTTCTCCGGCAAGTGCTTCGTCTATCGCACGTCTAGCCCATTCGTCCGCGACCTCGTTCCACTTGTCCCCGGTGTGCCCCTTGACATGGACGAACTCAACCTTCTGGGCGTGCTTCTCATTCACCAACTGCAACAACCTCTTCCACAACGCCTGGTTCTTGACCGGCCCACCGTAGGTCGTTACCCATCCTCTACGAATCCAGCCTCGCCACCATCCATTCTTGAAACAATTCACAACATACGCCGAGTCGCTAACCACCGTCACCGGCACTCCCGGTTCAACCGCTTCCAGCCCACGGATGACCGCCATCAACTCCATCTGATTATTCGACGCGACTCTGTGCGCCCCATAAACAATCTCCGGCTCTGCATTCCCATCGGACAGGATTACAGCGGCCCAGCCACCTTCTCCTTCAGGGTTTCGTCTGCAAGCCCCGTCCGTGTAGACTACCTTCATCCAATCACTCCTTATCCTCGCCGCCCAGTGTCAACGTCATCTCTTCGCCCGGCATCAGGTATTCTCCATTCATGTCCATCAACACAACTTCATCGACTACAAGCGCAACGTCCGTCGGGTCAAATTCTAACATCCCGTTCCTCGGCACAAGCTCGCCGTTCTCAATCAACCAATTTACGGCCACAGGGCGTTTCAACCCATTCTTAATTCTAATGCGGTGCTCCAAACATCAACCCCACCTTTCAGCAACTTAACAACTTCTTCCTCCTGCATACCGTGCCGCGCCTTCCAGACCTGAATCAACCGATTCGTCCTACCGAATTCACGGCGACTGAACCTCTCACGCTCCAGCACGAGCACGACGGCATTCAAATACATCGACTTCTGAACCAGCTTCTGCCACCTGACGTAACTCCGCTCCTCGTTCATCGCGGCTTCAGCAAATTCGTTCATCTTTTTCTTCATCAGGTTCAACGCATTCGTCAGGTGAACATAATCCATCTCCCTGACGTCGATGTGCTGACCATCACGCGTCACCCAGACTAACTCATCACGTTGCTCGTCATAATACACGTCACTCACTCCTTAACAAACTCGGTCTCATCCAGAAAATACTGCGGGCGGTGCGGCTTCATGTGCAGAACAAACCCCTTCTCCTTCATGTCGGACAACCGGCATCTATGCCCTTTATCACCGACCAACACGACAAACCACACCACCCCTCGTTCAATCAGTCCTTCACAGACCTTACAATCAAGTCTCCAGGCTGACACCCCGTCCCGTCGGGCTTCCTTGACGGTCGAACGTCCTCCCCTAAACAGGTACTTGCTCGGCTTGCGTGGACTGAAGAACGTCTCCCCCTCTATCCAACCAATCTTTCGTCTTTCACCATTCTCATACCTGATATTCACTACAGTCATCGTCATCAGTCCTCGTAATACGGGTTCCCAACTTCACGCACGACCACCTTCTCACGCTTCCGCCTCTCGACTTCCTGCTCCAACATCATCAGCGTGTCCTCTACTTCCTCCACCTTCTGCTCAACCCAAGTCTGGTCGCGCTCTGGTGCGAAATCACGCATCTCTTCGGCATCGGACACCAGTTCTTTGAATCTGCGGACGGCGTTCTTCAGATGGCGGTCACTCAGATACACAATCGGAATTCGTTTCCCATCAGCAGTCTCCCATATCTCATCATCATCAAAATCTTCAATCGGCTTAAACTCTATCTTTCGACCAAACAGGTCTCTGACCATCGTCATCACTCCTCCGGCGAACTGTAAATCACGAGCACGTCCTGCCTGCCGAACCTACGGGCTTCTTCATACGTGTCAACATATCTGTCAATCAAATCATCGGTCGCCCGAATCGCTCCACCCGTGTCCAGCGCCTGGCCGTGTTCGAACCACCCGTCACCAATCACCAGCATGTCGCTCCTGTACGGAATCACCCTCGGGTTCACCGCGTACGTGCCTCTGCTCGGATACGTTCCCAACGCAGTCCTCGTCGGGTCTCCATCGCTACACATCCCGCTTCGGTTGTCATGCGGAGCATAGGCGGTCGAGCGAAATCTGTCCATCTCCAGTTCGTCCCAGACTTCCTTCATCTCATGTAGTCCCTCTATCTCGGACCTCAGTTCCCGGACTTCAGCTTCAAAACCGGCTATCCTGGACTCCATCGACGAGACATGCGTCAGAACAACGGCATTCGTCTGGCCCACCATGACGGCCACCATCAACATACACAGAACTACGAGCCACACCTGCTTCCTATCCGTTCTGGCTTCCTCTCCCATTCTCACCTTCCCCTTCTACAGCGTTTCTTCGACCTCCCGCTTCCGGCGCATTAACTCCGCCTCACAAATTCGGAACGCCTCCTGGTGCGCCTGAACAAGCTCCTCCTTGTAGCAGGGAATCTTCGCTCCGACGTCGATTCTCAGACTCTCGTAATTCCCCAGGTTAATCGTCAGTCCGAGCGCACACTCAGCGACAGCGGGTTCGGTCTCGAACTTATCCACCAGGATACGGTGTTCTTCAAGCTGGCCCTCATCCGCATCCTGGCCCATCTTCCTGTACTGTCTCCTCACCCAAATCTTCCCTTCGGTCTCAACACTAACATCTTTCTTGCTCATCAAGATTCTCCTTTCTTATTCGACTTCAAAATCGGTAATCTTACGCCCACAGCGCGGACAGTGCACCCTGATTTCACCCACAACCCTCTGCTCCTCCTCGACAAACATCTCACAGGCCGGGCACTCCGCACGAACGACGACGGTCTTCCGTCCCTCCTTCCGCTCATCAACTTCAACCGGGTCAACACACTCAAAACATGGAACATGCTCCCACTTCCGCGTCTCGGCATTCTTGAACTGGAGGCTGGGATGCGCTCCGCACCACGGGCAGGGCGTCGGGTCGAGTCTCCACTCATCCTGCTTCATCGGCTCAATCCCATCAGGCTCCAATTCAGCCCATCCCTCACGAACAGCGGCGAAAAACGGATTGTCCTCGAACTTCTTCGTCGGGAACTCCAGCAAATGACGATTCTCCGCCAACACCTTGAACTGGTCTTCCGTATACAACCTCGTCCCGCCAGGCGCACGATACGTCACTTCGGGAATCAATTCCTTCAGACCCCAAAGGCGTAGAGTCTGGACACTTCTGCCCAACAACTTCGCCACACTAGACGGCCTATACACCGGGACCATGACCGTCATACCGGCACGAATGTCTTCGGAATTCGACACCAGGACGGACAACGTGCTGTCTGGCTCATAATTCATCGCTTCGACATCAATACGCCTCGCATCAATGGCTTTGGCCCGTCTCTTCTTCATCCAGTAGTAACGTTTCGCCTCCGCCAACCGCTTCTTACGATATTCTTCGTCCTGCTCGTACTTCCGCTTACGACGCTCGGCCACCTTATCCTTATTCTGTTCGTACCACCGTCTAAAACTACTCTCACTCAACACCATCACCACCTTCAAAGTTCAACTTAAAATCTTCTTCGTCTACAAGCGCTACTTTCCCCTGGGTCAAAGGAATTTCCTTGAAACTCATCGCACATCGCTCACTTTCTCTTATTTTTCTGCTCCTTCAGCGCATACGTTACGTCGGTGTCATACATCAGTTCTACTTCTTCAGGAGACAGGGCTTCGAGCGCGACCAGGGCTTCAATCTTCTTCTCGCTGAGCGTCTTCACAATCTCGAAGTCTTCCAGAATCATGCCAACACGGTCAGCAAAATCACCCATCCCGACCGCATTCAGGTCTTCCTTCAACTTCTCCAACTTCTCCAGGACTTCCGTGTTCACGCCCACGACCTGCTTATCGGTCGAGACATCATACAGCTTTTTGTCCTTCAGGATTTTGGTCGCACGCTCATCATTGAGCTTCAGACTCACACGCTTCTCCGCCTTCAACTGCTTACCATCCTCACCATTCAAGTAACGGTGTCCCTTCTCGTCTACATCAACATCGTCGAGAAAAAATCTACCATCAAACACCTTGTCTTTCGCACTCTCCGGGCTGTCAAACAACAATACCTCACGCACAGCATCACTGACCTTCTTCACACGAGTCGCAAAGTCTTTCACCATCAGGTATCCGCTCACGAGCTTCGGCGTCTCGACCAACCTCAATTCCGCCTTCAAGTCTTCGAGCGTCTTGATACTCTTCTCGGTCTGCGTGGCAACCTTCACCAAATCTTTTCCATTCTTAGCCATTCGTCTCTCTCCTTTCTAAAATCGCACGTCTTCCGCGCCTCTCAGATACATCCAGAACAACGGGTCTACGAATTCCCGCACTTCCTCGGCCTCATACATCTGGACTTCGTTACTGACAAAAACTTCTCCGTTTCCCAGCATTTCAATCCACAACACCCCACTCAGTCTGTCCTTCGCCCGTCTGAACTCCTGGACTTCGGCTCTGAACACGACATACGGGTCGCCGAACACCGTCGGCATCACATCTACATCAGCTACCTTCTTCAACAACTTCCTCGCCTTCCAAACATCATCTCCAATACGTCCCAGGAAGAACTTCTTCTCATCGCTTCTCTGTCTTTCTGCAACTTGCATCACTCATCCTCCTTCTGGTTTGGTCTTTTTATTTTATTTTACCATATAACGAGGTCTTTGTCAAGTAGTCTGGCAAAGTTTTCTACTTCACATACCCTAACTCCTGATACTGCTTCAACCGCTTCTTCGACAACCCTATACACAACCCTATACTGTAATCCACGAAGTCTACCACAACTGGCTCCTTTTTCTCGTCAGCCGTTCTTAGAATACGACCTACAGACTGCTCAACATCACCCTTCGGCGTCGCCAGAAACAATGTATCAAGCTCCGGAATATCCAGCCCCTCCGCAGCCATATTGTACGTTCCGAAGATGATCTGCTTCTCTGCACTAACACTTCGCTGCTCGTCAGTCATTCCTCCAACGTAGAGCCCCGTACTGAACTGCTTACCAGACTTCGCCATCTCGGACTTCGTCATGTGCCTCAACACGTTCAGGTGCTCCCGTCTACCAGATAGCAACAACACCTTACGTCCCGACCGAGCGGCCTTCAACAACAACTGGACTATCAGCCTGTTCCGTTCTTCAGACGTCACCAGCCAGTCCAGCACCTTGTTCATCGTCAATTCTCCTCGGAAATCCTTCATTCGCCTGAACTCCAGGTCGGATGGCTTGACGTTCGTCCTGACCATCTCTATCCTCGGCTTGAGACTTCGCTTCGCACCCACCGCCGCGATGTCCCCGATATGCCAGAAAAACACCCTCTCCAATCCATCGGCACGTCTAGGAGTCGCCGTTACTCCAAGCCTGTACCTACCCGGAAACATCGTGATGGCCTTTCTAAACTCCACGGCTCCGAAGCGGTGTACTTCGTCTACGACGATCATACCAAAGTACTTAAACAATTCTTCAGGATACTCCCGGGCGAGCAGGGACTGCACCATAATCATGACTATCTTCTTACCCTCATAATCGCAGACATCCTGCTGGACGAACCCTATCTCCGACTCGTCGATGTCATAGCACTCCATCACACGCTCGGCCCACTGGTTCATCAGGAACTCCTTGTGCACCAGAACGGCGGTCGTCCTACCCAGCCTGGCCACCACTTCCAGCGCACACACAGTCTTACCAAAACCTGCTTCAGCCTGCCCTATCGCACCATACGAATTCTTCACGGCTTCCGTCAGGGCATCAACGAACGGCTTCTGCTCCTCCTTCCGCTTCTCATTCGGCCCCAACTGAATCCGCGACTTGAAATCAACTTCATGACCGTAAGACATACAGTCTACGACGTTCTTCCCCTTCGCCACGTACTTCTCAGCCAGAGCACGGGGAACCCACAACTCATTCCCGACGACCTGATACAGGTTGTCAAACCGCCTCACACCATTCGTGCTGTAGCCCAACCGTAGCCTCGACTGGAATTCAGGATTCGGTACGGTCAGCTTCGTCATCAACAAGTCATAATTCAGACCATCATCTGGCTCAATCTTCAACCAACTGTCCACTCGCATTTACACCACTCCTTATCTCGTCTTACCGTCCCACACACAGTCTTCGGGATTCTTGTCATCACGCCAACGCATGAACACCGGGTGCTGGAGCTTGCCCGTCGGGAACCGTTCGTTCGCCTTGACCTCCATCACCTTGCCCAAATACTTATCCCTGTTCCTCGTGACTTCGACAATCATCTCCTCATCACCCGGGCCGGTCTGCCCCATTCTCACCAATTCATACTTTTCACCGTTCTTCACAATAGTTCGATACGACTCCGGGCATCCCATCTGACGCCAGACGGACTGCGAGACGAACTGCCCGTACTGCATACCGGCCAGCCAACCCTTCCACCAGGACGAGTTCACCGGCATTACCTCGTGACCTTCTCTTGCATACTTCATCGCCTTCTCGCGGTCTAACTTGACCCACTCACCATAATCTCCTCGAACCGCCCAGAACGGCCATGTCTCGGCATACTTCCCCGTATACTCCATGTCAGGCTCGACGAACCCCAGAACAACTACGTCTACTGTCATCGTATGCTTGACCTTCACCCAGACATTCCTCGCACCAGGCAAATACAGAGCGCCGACAGGCTTCAACATTATCCCTTCACCGCCTCGCTCCCAGACTTCGTACAGGAACTGCTCCTTACCCTCAGTCACGACCCGGCTAATGAACATCTCCTTCGGCCAGAGCATCGACGGCGAGAACGTATCCTCTAACCACCTTCGTCTTTCTTTCCAGGTCTTGCCCATCATCGACCTGCCCTGGACGAACAGCACGTCAAACACACAACACTCTATCCTGCCCTGCTCTTCCTGTATCGCTACAGCCCTCGGAGCCAGACTTCTGAAAATACTAGACGACATCTTGAACCCCTTCGGGTGAATCATCTCCGTGTCCAGTATCGTCCCCGCCAGTTCCTGCGGCCAGGTTCCGGGCATCGTCAGATGCGGAACATGCTCTGACTTTTCAGCGAACCTGCCTGTCACCTTACTCACCCGGCGTGACGTAATCACGGCTGACCCATCGGGCTGGATGTGCAACAGATTTCTCTCCCCGTTTAACTTCTCCTCAGCCACGACGTCCGGTCTACGCAACAACTGCTCCAGCTTCTCCGACGGAAGCAGTCGAGCGAGCATTGGCTCTATCTGTCTTACTTCATTCATCACATCGCCTCCTCATCAAAATCTAATTCTCCCAACCAACGCACTTCCGCAAACACCCACCTAAACCAGACCGTCGACTCACAGTCCCACCCCCCCAGAGATTCACGTCGTACTACCTTTAATCTTCATAATTGCATCTTTGTCAATAGTTTTCGAAAAAATTTTCCCCGACGAGGAAAATTTTTCGCCGGGGAACTCTGTTATACTCTGGATGTGACGATGTCCCGCTGGTCCTGATACCGGCCATGGCGGTCGGCGTACGTCGTGGCAGGAGGCTCGCCCTTCAGGAACAGCACCTGGGCAATCCCTTCTCCGGCATACACCTTCGCTGGCAACGGCGTCACGTTACTGATTTCAAGCACTGCATGGCCAACCCATCCCGGCTCGAACGGTGTGACATTCACCAATATCCCCGACCTGGCAAGTGTAGACTTTCCATGACAAAGTGCGATAATATCATTCGGTATTCTAAAATACTCCAGACTCAGTCCCAGGACATAGCTGTTCGGCGGGATAATCACAGCCTCATGAGGCTCAACCTCTATCTCGACCAACACCTTCGGCTCGAAGTTCTTCGGGTCTATCACCGGACAACCGTAGGCGTTGCTAAACACCTTGAACTTCGTGCCTATCCTAATATCATACCCGAACGACGACAGCCCATACGACACGACTTTTATCCGCTTCTTTCCGGTCGTGCTGGCCAGCTTCCCCTCATAGTTCGATTCTACGACCACTTCACGAACCTGCTTATCGACGAACGGTTCAATCATACCCTGCGCCGCACGTTTGGCTATCTGCTTATCATTCAACACCATCATCATCACCCCGCCACCCCGAAACATAACTATGAGTCACACCATCGAAATCAAAAATTACAGTCTTATCTCCTGGCATACGCTCATCCTCCTTTTCTACCCTTCATAGAAGGTATAAATATATTAAAACTCTACAAAAACTCTTTACAAGGGAAAACATGGCCCTTTGATTACTGCGCGTCATCGTGCCCAAACTTACCATAACTTACCTTTCGGCCTTTTTCGATTCGGTGTCCATCACGTCAAGTAGACCATCGGCTTCATAGAACCCTTCAAACCCTTCAAATCGTGTCATGCACTTACAGGTGTCATGAGACCCTTTTTCACAGCGAACACGTTTTCTCCACGCCATTAGGTCTGATGACCAACCCACAGGACGACGCGACTTCCTTGAGTTCGCCCTCTTCCTCCATCTCTTCTATACTCAGAACCTGTTCTTTTCGACTTCCATCACGATAGACTGTCAGCCCCTTACATCCTAACTCATACGCTTTCTCGTATGCCTTTTTCGTCTCCTCAACACCATACCAAGACGGCATATTAACAGTCTTACTGATACTTGCATCAACCCATCGCTGAACAGCAGCCTGGACAGCTATATGCTCTTCCGGTGTCAGGTCCATCGCAGTCACAAAATACTCCGGCAGCGGTTGTCCCGGATTCTGTCTACGCCATTCCTTGACTGGTGCGACCTCCTCCCTGAACTTACCGAACCTGCCCTTCCTGAAATACTCCCAACTGTAAAACGGCTCTATCCCGGTCGACGTTCCTACCATCGTACCGATACTACCGGTCGGAGCCTGTGTCAGGAGTGCTACATTCCTGATTCCGTGCTTCCACACCATTCTGCGAATCTCTTCCGGCATTTTCTTCATAAAACCTGACTCCAGGAACGCGTCGCGATCAAAACGGGAAAACGGCCCCTTCTCAATCGCCAGGTGCACGCTCGCCCTATACGCTTCAACAGCAATAAACTTATACAATTCGTCTATGAACTCCAGACTTTCTGGCGACCCGTATCGCAGCTTCATAGTCAACAGCATCTCACCCAGACCCATCGTTCCTAACCCTATTCGACGCTCAGTCGCCTGCCATTCACGAATCTCATCAAGGACATACGGTGTGGTGTCAATTACATTATCGAGGAACCTCACCGCCGTATGGACGGCCCGTCGTAACTCGTCCCATCGCACCCCACGCTCATCAACGAAACGCGGTAGGACTATACTGCCCAAACAGCAGACACCGTTCGGCGGCAACATCTGCTCCGCGCAGTTATGCGTCAAGAAACCCTCAACAATCCCCCAATGCGTAACGGGTTCACTGAAATCATAGACTGCTTCCACTCCATCAGACCGAATACTCATCACGGTCGGCGCCCGCCTTATCAACAGACTAACCAGCCGCCTTTCTCTATACTGCGACTCAAACCCTATCTTTTCAAAAAACGTCTGAATGCTTTCATACCTTGATATATTTACATCATAACTTTGCTTGCATTTATACTCTCCGTTCTTGAACTTCGTCATCCGCTCTTTATTCATTGTGATGTACGCCTTAATCCCGAACTCATTAAGACGCTCCACGAGTTGCTCTGCAAACACCTTGCTCGTCGTCTTATACGCGATTCGATGTTGTCCTACTACCGACCCATTCGCCGAATAGCACCCGCGTAGAAAACTTCGCTTCTGCTCATCAGTCCATCTATCATAACTGCTCGGGAACTTCCGGTTTTCAGACGTTGCCGGGTAGAACCCAAGCTCAAGCAACTCTTCATTGTACCCTCTCAAATAAATTTGACGCTCACCCTGACTATAATCATCTCCTTCGAACAAGTGCATAAGCTCCTGGTCTTTCTTCCCGATGTTAACTTCTAGCCCTTTATGCCTCGGGTACCTCTCATCACTTAACCTGTTCAACTGACCATCACCCTGAATGAACCCCAGCTTCACAAAGTGCAAGTCAAACGACTGCTGGTACTTCGTGTTCGGCATCAACTGACTACCTTTCAAATCTACAGCCGGTACTACATCACCCGATATAGTCATAAACCTATGGTCTGGCGTACACCTAAGCATACGTCCATCGGACAACCTAATCTTAACAACTTCCTTTTCTCCGGTCTTCCATACCTTCACCGGAACAATCTTACCGTCTCCATTCACTATCTCCGTTTCTCCAATCAACTCCTCTATCTTCCTGTAGCCGTCCTTCGTCAACAATCGCATCTCACCTGTCAAACACGGGTTGCTTCCTACAATCTGCGTGTAGTAATACGAATTCGCCATCTTATTCGCTCGCTCAATGAAAATTACACCAGGTTCTCCGCTCTCCCAGGCTGACTGCATGATTTCATCCCATATCTCGCGGGCAGGTAATCTACCATAGGTCTTCACCGGATGCCCTTTCGCCACCCAGGTCTCCAGACAACCATCCCACTCTTCGTCATAGACGTCCATTCCCGCCTTCTCGTAATCCGGGAACACGAACGTCCACAACTCATCGTTCTTCAGCGCACGCATAAAACGGTCGGACACCAGGACAGACATATTACAGCCTTCCTTACGTCCGGGCTTCTTCTTGTCGCGGATAAACTCCATCAGGTCAGGATGCCAGTCATTCATCGTCAACATCAGTGCGCCGCGTCTACCGCCATCCTGATTCACGAGAAGCGTAACCATCGAATACAATTCTCCCCAGGCCACGCTCCCATTACTTCTACCATTAACACCGTACACTCGGGCGGACCTCGGTCTCAGGCTGGAAATCGTCAATCCTACCCCTCCACCCTTTGCCATTATCTCAATCATGTCTCCGGCGGTCTTCAAAATCCCACGTCTTGAGTCTTTCGGCGATGGCAGAACAAAACAGTTTATCATCGTCTTCCCGTGATTCGTTCCAGCAGCAGCCATGATTCTCCCACCAGGGACGAACCTGAAATCGCGGAGCGCCCACAAGAAATCTGATTTCACGCGGTCTCGCTTCTCTTCAGGCTCTACTTCAACCATCGCCGACGCCACTCGTTCCCACATCTGTTCGGGATACAATTCCAACGGCTTATCAACTCTATACGTTTCGAGACGGATAACGTCACCGGTCTGCTTCAACTCGACGTCGACACCCACTCCGTTCTTCGCCTTTACACGTCCCACTTCTCGTCTCGGAAAAACAGGGTGGTCTTCCACGAGCGCGACTACAACATCGTTCTCATTCAAATTCTTTTCGTCTACATCCTTCAATGCGTATCTGTCCAAAAATATGAGTTCTTGCAACCCGTCTAACTGCGTAGAAGACAAAGAAATCACCCTCCTTACGTGATGCTTTCAAAGAACACCTATTTACTTTTTACTTTTACTTCGCTTCTGACCATACCGGCGCAATTCCGACATCCGCGACTATCGGCACACGAAGTTTAACCGCATTCTCCATCTCCGATTTCACGAGCTTCGCCACTTCCTGTGCGGCCTCTTCCACGACTTCCAGAATCAATTCGTCGTGAACCTGTAACACTATCTGTGCTTCGTCCCTGGAATACCCTTCATCCTTCAGTCTGCGGTTGATGTTCCTCATCGCTATCGAGATTACATCTGCGGCGCTACCCTGAATCGGCGTATTGCTCGCCTGTCTGAACGCACCGTGCTTCAGCGCGTTCTCCTTCTTCGTCTTGCCTGGTAGCTGGGCGGCACTGAGGTGGCGGTATCTCCCGACCAACGTCTTGACATACCCGTCACGCTCGGCCCTGTGGTGCATCCACTGCTGGTATCGTTCTATCCCCGGGAAACGGTCAAAATACTTCTCTCGCAACTGCTTCGCTCGGCTTTCAGTCGTTCCGGTCATCGCGGCTAACTTCTTCACACCGGCTTCATACACCATCGCAAAATTATAATTCTTGGCTATCGACCTCAATTCACCATGCTTCTCCTTGACTTCCGACACAGATTCAGGCAGGTCGAACAACGCCTTCGCTGTGGCGGCGTGAATGTCCTCGCCATTCATGTAGGCTTCAATCAGCTTCGGGTCTCGACTGAAATGCGCGAGAATTCTCAACTCAATCTGGCTATAATCAGCTACAATCAGGGTCTTACCTTCAGGCGCTATGAACAGCGACCTCAGTCCAAACAAGTCGTTCTCCGGCCTCGGGATGTTCTGCAAATTCGGCCTCGACGATGACAGTCTACCAGTCGAGATGAACCGATTGAAATTAGACCGGATACGTCCATCCGGGTCTATCCTCTTACTCAACCCGGTCAGATACGTCCCTATCAGCTTATCCAGCTTTCGGTAATCCAGTATCAACTTGCAAATCTCATGCTTGTTCGCCCAGACTTCCATGTATTCTTCCTTCGTGCTGTAATACCCGGACTTCCCCTTCTCACCCAACGGCTTGATACCCAACTCCTTGAACAACACCTGGTTCAGTTGCGGCTGAGACCCGATGTTAAACTCTTCTCCACCAGGCCTACAAGCAAAAATCCTCTGCTCCAACGCCTTCAGCTTATCCGGCGCTTCTTCGTAAAACTCCTCCAACTTCTCCCTGTTTATCAACACACCCGCAAGCTCCATGTCCATCAGGACGAAGACATACGGCATCTCCAATTCATAAAACACCTTCTCCAGTCCCCACTTCTCCAGCTCCTTGTCGAAAATCTGCTTCAACTGGAACGGACGCACAGCATCATCAATCGCGTACTTCGCCAACACGTCAATCGGCACGAGGTCCGGTCTATACACATCGTCTCCCGTCACGGGATGCTTCTCCTTCTTCGCTATATCCGACAATTCCACCATCGTGTGCTTCAGGTATCGCTTCGACAACGCCTTCAAACCAATCTCGTTCTCCGTGTCGAGCAACCATGCGGCAACCATCGTGTCATAAATCGGAGACTTCTTCTCCTTCGAACAAAACAACCCAGCGTCCTGCGGAAATTCTATCCCACCTAGCACCTTCAGAACTTTGAGGTCGTACTTCGCGTTGTGCATCAAACACATCTTGCCCGGCCTCTCCAGAATCGGCTTCATCTTCTCCAGCACGAGTTCGGCTGGCAACTGAGCGGACTCCTCAGCATGACCCGTCGGGATGTAGAATCCACGCTTCCCATCAAAAGACAAAGACAGACCGACAAGACTCAAGTCAAAGAGACCCCTATCCAGAGTCTCCGTATCCAAACAATACGTGTCGGCCTTCTCCAACTGCGACAGCATTTCAGCAAGTTCGGTCTCTGTACGAACTATCAATACCTTCACCACCCGTCCTTATTATTCTATTCAACAACTTCCAGAACAAATACAGTAGCCCCGACATTTCTGCCGGGGCCGCACACAACTCCGCTCCGCTAAAACTTGACTTCGTCGTCTTCCTTCTCGTACTCCGAGAAATCGACCCCACCCATTTTCTCCGCGTTCTTCTGGAGCAACTTCTTAATCTCGGCAGGCGTCTTCGGAGCAAGGACTTCAGCGTAGTCAAACGGTTCTATATCCTCATTCAGCTTCTTAATCTGTTCCATATCCAGCCTGCCCTCGAAGTCGAACACATCGCCCGTGTTGAACGCATCCTTGCTCGACCTATAGACGTCGAAGCAACACCCAACCAGGCTTCCCCTCTTCTCCGACAACCTCCTCAACATCTGCAACGCCTTGAACTTCGCCGGGAACAACTTCTTCTCATTTCTGTGCTCGTTCCCCTTCTTATCCGTCCAGACTGCGGTGTCAATCACGGTGTAGAACCCGACTGTATACGGACTATCTTCCAGCACATCACAAATCGGGCACGCTTCACCAATCAGCCTCAGACACGTGAACCAGTTCCTCCAGTCACCACCAATCTTCAACTGATGCTCCTCGATAATCGGCGGGTCATCATCCAAGAAGATAATCTTCGTGTTCCCTTCAGGCGGAAGCCAGAACCGGTTCACAAACGACTTACGTCGCTCCTCGAACTCCTCCTCCTTCTTCGCAAACTCGTCATACCCACGTTTCTTGTTAATCAAATCCTTGAAACTGCCTGACATCTACAGCACTCTCCTTTTCTTGGTCGCCTTTCGGTCAACCCTTTTTCTTGGGCGTGGTATTCACCCTAAGATTATTTTACCATATATCGCGCTCATTGTCAAGAAGTGGTTTCAATCTCAGACAGAGCTTTATACAAAGCATCGGACCTACGCCTTTTTGTGTTCTACTACATCATAGAAAACAATAATAACCGCTCATTCTTCCTCTCCCTCGCCTTCTTTTTGTTTCTCAACAACCAATTCTTCTTGAAATAGTCTTGTTATGATTATAGTATCAATGTTTCTCCAAACTTCTTCGGGAAGATTAATAATTATCTTCTTTGCATTAGCAGGAAGCAGATAATCTACTTGGAATTTGTCGTCCATCTTATTCATCTTAGCCATCGCGTTCATCCTCGCTTTCCTTTTGTTTTCTTTTTCTCCAATCATCTATTCATCTCATTCCAACATCACCTCTTAAATATCCACCTGTCGACCCAAAAAAACACACAAGCCCCTACAAAATTTGCAACTACCGCTGCAACTACGTAGCCTGCCCACGCCATCTTTGCGGTCACGGCGGCCAAGATAGGTGTTGAAAGCTGCCATCTGATTACGTATAACACAAATCTTTTCACCTAGTCGTTACCTCCTCTCAGACAGAGCTTTATACAAAGCATCGGACCTATCTCCATCCTCGAATAGCTTCAACAATGTCTTGATAACACTTTTTCGCCCTTCATCGCTCGTGGTCTCCAGTTCATCCATAGCGCGCTCCATCACATTCACCCACAACTCATTCCGTTCATCATGCTCATAGTCTTCATCGCATCGCTCGGCTCCAATCGTCTCGGTGAACACGCAGAACATCGCCGTGTCCCCATCCGGTCCTTCATCCTCAGTCAGGTCAATAAACCGCTGTCTCGCATCATCCTCATTCGCCCAAATCTCGGCTGTCACTACCTTACCGTTCTTCGCCTGAGCAACCACCCATAGTCCGTCATCAATCGCATTCAACGCTTCCTGCGCCGTCCTACAAATCTGACGAATCGCTTCTTCTAGCAGAACAGACTGTCTTATACCACCCATCACTATCCTCTCCTTCCTCAGTTATCAAACCAGAACACCAGGCGCACGTCGTCAGGCCCACCGAGTTCGGTCATCTTCTGCAAAATCTCATCTACTGCGAACCCGACGGTTCGTCCTCTTTCTTCTTCCAGTAAATCACTCCGTAGACCGACAGCCCCAGGTAGACTATCATCGAAATCGCAAGCCCCCACATCTGGTGGTAAATCGCCAGTCCTCCCCAAACGGTGTTCGGGAAGAACCAGCAGACAAACCCCCAGCGATTCCGCCTGGCAATCAACCAGCCTCCGGCAAAGTCGAGCAACATCGCCGTGATGTCAACTACTTGCACCCAAAGCGGTATCTCACTCATCTCCTAATACGACGTGCCCATCCTTATCCCGTACTTCGCGCAGGTACGGAGCCAGTGAATCGCACGCCTGATGTCCTCCTCTCTCCAGTGCAGGGACTTCTCATACTCTTCCTCACTCATCTTCGGGTCTTTCAACGGGAAATCATCTGCGTTGTATTTCCGTCTATACTCGTCATACGGAACCTTCGTGAGGTGACCCTCTTCCCTCAGTCTATCAATCTCTTCTTCCAGCCGGTCTGCGTAGTCCAGCATCTCATTCGGTTCCATCTCGTTATACGCCTCTTCTCGCAGGTCAATCGCTATCACATCGTCTTGTCCAATCACCCTGCCTCGGAAATCACAACTACTGACCGTCACACCGAGGAAGAAACTTCCGGTCGAGTCCGCGCCCTGTAACTCCTTCAACAACGGGCAGTTTTCGCAATCCCATTTATCAGCCGCGTCCTCCATCTCAGCCTCAACCGTTCTACTTCGCCAATAGTCGATATACCCCTAGTTCGGGTGCTTGTTCTTCGCCTCTTCTTCAGCATCGGCCTTCCGCTTCTCAACGTATTCGCGGATATCGGCTTCGAACGTCGGTCTGTCCTTCATCTTCGGCGCTCCTACTACCGAGCACGGCTTCTTCCACACCGGGGCTTTCTCCCTCAAAAGCTCCTCCATCGGCTCGCCCCGCTCCAGTTCCTCCTTACAATACTTCTTCACCCAATCGATTCTTTCTTGCTTCGTCATCCTTACCTCGCTACGCCAGTCCAAGCCCATATTTTTCCACTCCTTTCAATTTATAACGTATACATTCTAACTTAATCGGCAATGCATCATTAACCAGATGTAGCCTCGGTGCCCATAACCATACTGCGCTTCCGCAACAGCGGCATCAAACGCCTCCCTGACTGTCTTGTCCGCCGCTCTCGACATGAACGTCTGTGCTCTCATCTTCATCATCCTCATCATCCATTCCCCCATACGGGTCAAATCCGAACGCGTCCAGTACAAACTCCTGAAGCGCGTCCCTTCCTTCTATCTGTGTATCATCCACTACCTCACCGTCCTCGCAGACGAACCGACCGGCAAACCCTATCCCGCCTTCGTAATACACCAGTTCGAACGACAGGTCTGGCCAGTCACGGCTCACCTTCTCCAACCACGGGCAGGGCGGACTCCAGGCTGTATCAAAATCATACTCGGCCAGTCCGTCTTCCACTTCAGCATAATGCACGTTCCCAAATACATCCCACTTCGTATTTCCACACCAACACCCTTTTCCATTTCTTCTAACATAAAGCGTATGATTCGGTACGACAACACAATAAACCTTCCCATCATAAGCCACTCGTTCTGGCTTCCCAACTAATGTTCCATCTTTTTGTTCTATAAACCGGACTCCATAACTACACCTATTCCTCAAAATACCGCTACTGGACCTCCCTTTTCTATCATCCTTATACAAAGTTGGCACATACCCTAACTTCAAACCTATTTCAAAAACATCATCTGCTAACTGCTTACTCGTCGTATAGTAAACCAGATTTCTTCCTCTTGTTCCATCTCCAGCCATAAGAGCTTCAAAAAGAATTCTAAGCTGTCTTTTCGACAGCATTTTCAATTCTTTCGGGACAAACCTCTCCCACGACCTTCCAAATCTTTCTAAATACTGATACAACTGGACTCCCGAAATAATAATATCTTTCCCACAATCGAATACCGTAAAAGGCATCCTCTTCACACATTCTAACATCTTATCTCTAACTCGACCTTCTTTCTGAGACAACCTTACAAAATACTGCTCGCCTCCTTTTTGACAAGTCTTCTTATTCAATGAACCCTCACTCAAAAAATAGCCTAAAAATTCTAACCACACATCCATCTTAATTTTCAGTGCTTTTCGTTCCCAATTAAAACCCCTAACTCCGGGCAATTCAAAAACATCTTCTTCCTGACCAACCCATACTAAATCTCTTTTCATCTTAAATAACGTGTACGGAATTTCTTCTGCTGGAATCAACACATACTTTTTCTGCCTTCGACTCTTTACTAACATTCGATGCTCTGGAGTTACCAGAAGGTCAACGCCCCTTGTTCTAAAGTGAAGCATTTCTGAACTCTTTTTCTCAATATATCTCTCAGCTTTATGCAATTCTACTACACCTTCACTATTTAGCGTAAAGAATCGTTCATCACCTTTCAAGTCTCTAAAATATTTCCAACCATCGTCCGTTAAAACTTCAGTCTCTTCGTCATAACAACCCCAATGGCTGACACACCAACTATACCCGTCAACCCACTTCTCCGGGTCGAACAGGTCTCGCAACAACTCGTCCATCGTCTTCCCAGACTTTCTATCAGCACTATACCCGACCTTCAGCACTTCCTCCGGCACGGGATACAGCGCATTGAAGCAGTACGACGGCTCCGTCGCTTCCCACTCCTTCTTCTGTTCAGCCGCGACATCCTCCATCGTCCTGCCCTGAAGCTCGAACTCCTGGGGCGGGAACAGCGCCGGACGTCCTCTGAACGCCTGGTCGAACTCCTTCACCCTCTGCTCATCTCCTCTGACGACCAACCTATTCTGACACCAATTTGGCATTCTTCATCTCACCCCCTGAAACCTTCAAGCAGGTCGTGGGCTTCGGGGTCAAGATGCTCCTGAATTCCCTGCTTTGCCCAGTCCCCATAAAACCCCCAACACGAGTCCGTCTGTACATACTTGATGTCGGAGTTCGAGTCACACGGTTCGACGTGACCACAGACTGGACACTCATGGACACCACAACCTAACTTCTTCTCCTCAAGAACGAACCCATAAACCCTGCCGGTCAGGTAGTCATCATACGTCTCTACCTCTTCGACCAACATCTCGACCGCTCTATTCGCCATCACTTCTTCAATCTCGGACAGAGGAACCGTCACGACGTTCTCGGGCTTTCGGTCTAATGGACGACAGTAATCGAAATCAACCGTCACCATCCCATCCTGTATCTCGATAACTTGACCCCATCCACACGGGCCAGCATCCCTGCCCTTGACCTTAACGTGCTCTCTGACCTTCGGCTCTCGGTGCCGGTCTGTGCTAAACAACTCGTCCTCGGTATACCCTGTCTTCTCGCGGAACCTCTTCTTCGTACAGTAAATCCAACCAACCTGGCCGCTATCCCACGGGCAACTAAAACCGGACGTGTTCATCGTAATCCCGGAGTGGTCATACAGATACAACGGCAGGGCCACAACCTCGTCTTCACCACCATTCGGTTCCAGGACTTCATTCTCCAACCACTCTTCCCAACTGGAATACAACTCGGTGTTCTTCGCCTGCTCGTCTCCGAGGTCGTAACGGCGGTGCGAACACACCATCGTCCCCAGGTTGCTCCATTCTCGCGGATTCTCGGGATGCTCGTCATAGAACACCTTCAGTCTGAACTTCTCGTTCTCGGCCTCATACACCAGAAATTCTTCTCTGCACATCACCATCATCCTTTCTTCATCATTTCAGAACAAAGAGACGAGGCTAATCCTCATCCCCATATACTGTGCCCACTATCTCCAACCAGTTCTCCGGTATGTCGTCAAGCGGGAACTCTATCACCAGCTTTACATTGCAATACCCCTTGTAAATCTCCAAGCGGTTCGTCGTCAGGTTAATCACGTAAGCCCACTCGCATAACAGGCTGTCCTTCATGAAGCTACTACTGTCAATCATGTAACGCAGACCTTCTTTGAACGCATTCAAATCACCCTGTGCGTTTCGCAACAGCGCATACCATTCAGTCGGCTGTCCCGTACTAACATCGCCATTATACCACTTATAACATTCAGCCACCTGGTCGGGAGTCGCCATCTTGTCCTCATCCACCATCTGAATACGGTCAAAAATCTGGTTCATTTCCTCCACACTGGTCTGACGGACAAATTCCACGATGTCCGCGCCCAGCCCCTCGGGATAACTGTCAGAATGGTTATACGTCAGCTTGTCAACGCCATCACGATGAAATCCATAACAGCCTCTGGCTCCGATGATAACCACACCCTTTCTCATCAAAAATTCGTCTTAGCAAACTCTCCAAACAACTCCCGCGCTTTCTTATCATACGCTCTGGCAGCTTCTTCTTCATCTTCAAAATATCCCAAAGTCATCTGTCTACCATTAAACTTAATTTTAGCGACCCATCTAACCCAATCTTTTACTCGCTTTCGCTTATGCACGAAACGCGAAACACCCTTAAACTTCGACGAGCCTACTGTCTTTCTACGGTTCGCTTGTTGCTTCTGGTAATCAGCTATCCTCAAGTTACTTCTACAATTATTCAAACCATTCCCGTCTCGATGGTCTACCTGCTCTCCACCTTGCGGCTTCATAATCGCGTTGTGCATGAACTCGTACTTCCGCTTCTTCGGCGCAACCGTCACTTTTCTTGCAGCATAATACGTCTGTCCACTTTTCTTCGCGTGCCACTTAAACTGACTCAACCACTCGAAATCTTCATCATCAACCAATGCTACCTTCCCCTGCGTCAACGGAATTTCTTTCATCTACTTACCTCCCTCCTCACACTCGTCATCTCCTTTCCGTTTATTTTTATTTTATTATACCATATAACGCCATCTTTGTCAAGTATTTTCGATGTTTTTCCGCAGGATTTCGACTATCCTTTGGGACGCAAGGCCATCACCATACGGGCTTATCGCCTTCGACATCCGGTCGTATACGTGCCCACCACAAACATCACCTTCATACAATCCCCTCCTAAGTCCCTTGCTTCCAATCGGACATATACCCGACCTGCTTCTCCGTCATGACGTCGTGCTTCACACCCATCGCTTCCAGTTTGAGCGACGCTACTCTCCGGTCGAACTCATCCGGCAGGACGTACACGCAGTTCTGCAACGGGTTCTCGTAATCACCCTGCTTGTCAACCAACCACTTCACCGCCAACGCCTGGTTTGCAAAACTCAAGTCCATCACCTGCGCCGGATGCCCTTCAGCTACGACGAGATTCGCCAGCCTACCGTGCCCGAGCAACGTCACTACCCGACCATCAGACAGAACGTAATCATGGACGACCGGCGTGACCTCGACCACGTCCTTGGACATGCGTTTCAGAGCATCCACGTCTATCTCAACATCAAAATGCCCCGAATTCGCGAGCACCGCCCCGTCCTTCATCAGACGGAAACACTCCTCGTCTATCACCGTCGTATTCCCCGTGACCGTCACCACGAAATCAGCCTTCTTCACAGCATCCTTTACTCGCTCAACTATAAAACCATCCATCCTTGCCTCAAGCGCCCTAACGGGGTCGACTTCGGCGACTATAACATTCGCACCCAGACCTGACGCACGGGCGGCAACACCTTTTCCACACATCCCGTATCCGCAGACCAGGAACGTCGCTCCGGCTATCATGCGGTTCGTCGCCCTCATCAACGCGTCCACCGTCGACTGCCCCGTCCCGTATCGGTTGTCGAACAAATGCTTCGTCCTCGAATCATTGACCGCCACGACGGGGAACTTCAGAACACCGGCCTTCTCCATCTGTACCAGTCTGTTCACGCCGGTCGTCGTCTCTTCGGTCGCTCCTATCAACAGCTTCCATAAATCCTCTCTACGATGCGCTCTGGCAATCATGTCACAACCGTCGTCTATCAGAACATCGGGTCTCAGTTCAAGACAGTCGTCTATCGCCTTGTAATACTGATTCGTCCCGTCCCCCCGCTTCGCCATAACCACGACACCCTCGCTTCGCATCGCCTCCACCACATCATCCTGCGTGCTCAACGGGTTCGACGCGCAGACACAAACCTCAGCGCCACCGGCCATCAACAACCTGGCCAAGACAGCCGTCTCGGTCGTGATGTGCAGACACGCCGCCACTCTCACACCATCAAGCGGTTTCGTCTTCACCCACTCGTCCTTCAACGCTTTCATAACAGGCATCAACCGACTGTCCCGGTCTATCCTCATAAGCCCCTTCTCCATCTACTCACCCTCCTCTATGTTCAACAGCGCCGGATTCAGGACGCCGCCAGATTCATTCGCCTTCTCGCCCTCATCCCGAATCTGCGTCTTCAAATTATGCCAACGACGCAGTTCTTCACCATGCTCCCAGCAGGACGCCAGCACAGACACCGCCGCACCATACATGAACCCCGTAACCCCTTCGGTGTCGGCCTCATTACTACATTCATTCGCGACGTCCTCCAACTTCTCACCCTTCTCCATCCTGGACTCCATCATCTCAGCCCACCGTTCCGCATAACTAATCACGGCTCCACCATACGGGTCTTGATTCGCGTCCACCCACTTCTTCCAGGCCTCCTGGTCTTTAATCTTCATTCTTTTCCTCTCCTTCCAACCAGTCCGGGGCTATCCACGACATCGTTTCTCCTAATTTCTTCACAGACTGTCCATTCGTCACCGGCGCATAAAACTCATCCATCAACAACTTCAACGCCTTCTCCTTCTTCGCATCCGACATCGACGCCGGGAGTAACGTGCAATAGCTCGCATCTGGAACTTCTTCCCACTCACCGGACTCACCTCTCCTTGAAACGTCAAACCTCAACAACTCCATATCATCGGGGTCAGTCGGGTCGTAGTCGCCACAAAAACCTTCACCAAGTTCAACCAGTTCTACCTTAACACTTCCTTTCACCAACTCCATCTAATCAACCTCCCCACTCGCGCTCCAACTGTTCACCTGAACATTCTCAAACTGCTCAAACCACTTCCTATCTCTGGGCTTCGTTCCTTCATCGTATAATCTAAGCATCTTGTGGTCTCCGTTACTATGTCGTATTACTCCTCTAACAAACTGTCGTCCATTACGCTCAAAACCTTCGGTCGCAAAATGACGGTCTTCTCTATTCTCGTCTCTGTTCTTAATCATATACTTCTTTACAACATCACCAACCTGAAACTCTTCATCCTTTACTTCAACGAAGAAATGCTCACCTTGACGTTTAATCTCCTTCCCCTCAATCTCCGCCAGCTTAACCTCTTCCGGCTTCATCGACTCAAAGGCTTCATCCACGGTCTTGACACCGGGGTCCGCCAACTCAGTCAGGAAGAACAACCCTCTACCTCGACCGGATTCGTCCATGCTGGACAGGAACTTCCGACCATCCCACTCGAACAAACAGCCGCCGAGCACGTGGTCGTAAATCATATCACCGTTCTTGTCATAACACCCGGTGCTCACCCACTGGTCAGACTTCCAGTCGAGAATCTTCAACTCCTTAATCCTCGACACCAGTTCTCGCTCAGAATTCCACCTACTCAGACCGAACATCGAGGTCAACGCAGAGAACGGAATCTCTACTCTCCTACTATTCGGAATCGCTTCAAACAGCAGTCTCTGATGGCTCGACGTCGTGGGGCTATACCTGTCCCCGTTCAGGACGTAGAACCCGCCGGGCAACCTCACGGCCATCGGAAAATGCGTGCCGTAGCTGTAAATCACGTCACCTTCAAACCGAATATTCCCGTTCGGCGTTCGCCCATCGTCCGAGTACTGCCTTACATACGCCTCTACACACGCGTCGTTCCTACCATAATACTTCTGCATCACTCGTCACCCTCCAATCATCTATTTTTCTCCTCTGCCCTCCATCTCGACATCAATAATCAGGACTTCCTCATCACCAACGTTCTCCCAGCGGACCAGGTATCGTCCCTCCTGGACACCACGCTCCTTCAACCAGCGCACTACCTTCTTCGACGCAACACGCTTCCCGGTCTGACCGGACTTCCCCAACTTCAGGCCATCGTCGTCTCTGGCAAGGTACACCACCTTCTGCTTCGGGTCAAGCCCGACCTTCACACCGGACCACCCCCGGCCATCGACCATCTTACCGACAGTCCCACCTAACTGCAACCCGTATTCACGGACGCTCACCCGCATCGGGTCAGGGCTCCACCACACAATCTCACTCACTACCAGCACCACCCTCCTCAATCCCACGAATCCAGGCCAACAGGTCTGTGCCCAGCTTCTGATTCGGCGTGGTCTCGGCATACGTCCTCAACGCCGCCAGTGCCGCCGGGTCTTTATCCGGCCTCAACACAAAGCAGTCACGCACAACCTCGTTCGTCCCGGTCTTGAAAACGTCGTACTTCATATACAGACCTCGACGTCCTTCTTCCTGCCAGAGACGCTTCAACGGGACGAAGACCACACCACAGTTCTCGCACACGAACTGCTTCTCCATCAGGTTCCAGCCCTTCTTGACCTGCACCGTCTTACAGCCCGGGCACATCACTTCAGCACGTGGAATACCATCAGCATCTTTCCCCAGAAAACGGTTCATCTCACAACCCTCCCTATTCTGTATTCGAGCGGGAAATGCTTTTCCCAATCGTCAGCCACATACTTGATACACTCCTGCACGACGTTGTAACTCTTGTACGTCGGCCCCGTCACCACCCACCAAATCAGATTATGCTGGGCATCAGTAACCACGTATCCGTGAACCACCTTCTGCCCGTCGTTCCAGTGCCGGAATTCATACAGAATCACCGACTCATCAACAGCATGTTCTCGCACAACATCCAAAACGTCCTGCGGCAGATTCTTGAACAGCTTCAGGTCTAACTTCTGGAAATGCCCTGGCTCGGCATGCTCATCCCCTCCCGGATACTTCGTCTCGTTCCACGGCCTGACGTAGGAACTCAACTGTGTGTCGTGAATCGCGTTTCCCTCCGAGATAATCTTCGTCTGCCGGTCAAACTTCCCATGCCCGGTCTCAATCTTCATCTTGTTCGGATGCACCCATTCGCATTTCTTCCTCACCACTAACATCGCCACCTTCTTTCAACATCTCAAGGTCTTCAAGCAGTCCCGAGCATTCAATCGCGGCTTCCATCACGACCGTCCAGTCAGCCATGATTCCCGCTTCCATACCCTTCGATATACTGCGTTCGTGCTTATCCATCAGGGCTTCCTTCTGCTCCTTCGGCAACGCCAGGAACACATCCTTCAACTCACCCATCAGTTCGACCACATCCCACCAACACCAGTTCGTTCCCCAAATCTGACGGTCAAGGTCAGCGTCTTCACCGCTTTCCTCCACGACCTCCGTGCTCATGAAATCAATTCTTCCACACTGCTTAACAGCGTCCTGCACATCCTGGTTGAACTCCTGAACCGCATTCTCCTCCATAATTTGATTAATCATCCATGTAAGGGCTTTTTGTGCCCTTTCCTCGGTTTCGTCGTCTGTCAACCCCCGCCGGCGACCCAAAGTATAATCCGGCATCACATTTGCGATCAAGTCAATTTCTTTAAGCATTTCGTTTATAACATCTTTCACCTGCTTTCAACTCCTCCTATTTTTTTGCAAAGCTTTCAGCACCTTTTCATCAACGGTGCCCTAACCACCCCCCCATTCACTCTAATTTCAACTCCTTTCTCAACTTTATCTCTAACATCAGATGGCGGTCTTCAATCAATTCTATAATCTCTTCTACCTCAAGTTCTCCTGAGTCATTAACTTCTTCCGGCCACATAACTGCCGAAACAATCGTTCTTTCACCAATACCCTTGAATCGCTTTCCACCAATTCTTCCTCCAGCCAACTTCAATGTTCCCATTTTCCCACTTGCATCATTATCAAGCATACATATCACTTCGGACCCAAAAGCCACTAACTTATCTAACTGAGCATCAGATGGCTCGGCTCCCATTAACGCGACACACCAAAACTCATCATCCATTTTTCTCTTCTCAAGAGCATCATTCACCTTAATCACATCAATCGGTCCTTCAACGACAACTATTTTATCTGCGTCCTTCGGCTTTAGCCACTCTCCAAACAGATACTCCGATTTCTTGAACTTCGGTGGGTAATTCTTCCACTTCGGCTCTTCCCCGACGACGGTTCTACCAATGACGCCCATCAACCGGTCGTGCTTCCCCTCTTTCTTGAAGACCGGGAACAGCACCCGGTCATCCATGTCGTACCAGCCCAGCCTCCACCGACTGGCCGTCTGTTCGTCTATCCCTCTATCAGCGAGATACGGGTGATACGTGTCCAGGCAATCCTCGATGTCCTGCGGAACAACAACCGGCTGGTCGAGCACCATCCCCGTCACCCTAATATCGCCCGTGTCATCCTCAGCCAGCAGGACGTAGTCAACGAGTTCATCCAGGTCGTCCTTCGTCACCAGTCCGTCGCGGATTCCATACCTCCCGTACTCCCGTATCAGCGAAATCACACTACCTTTAAAAGAACATGCAAAACAATGAGCGGGGCTTACGCCCTGCCCCTCACGGATACCGAACGACGGGTTCAAGTCAGTCCCGGACTCGTGCGTCCAGCGTGCGAGGGGACAGGACACCATCCACCAATCACCACTCTTCTTCATTTGTCCCGTATCCACACCTAAACGCCTTAACACATACTCAATATCCTTTCTCTGCATAACGCCAACCTCCGAAATTCAATCGGGCGTATTCCCCAAAACTTTTCTTCGCTTCTTCATCAGATGATGTCCTTCATCTAAACGCCTTCTTTCATCCGCGTCCTCACGACTACCGAGTCACCCCTGTCCTCTACCTGCAATTCGTAATTCTCCATCAGCGACAGGAACTTCTTATCGAACTCGACTTCCTGCCCGTTATAATTCACGGCTGTCTTGACTATCTGCTCCATCAACTTCTTATCGACCTTCACTCCATCACCCCCTATAACAATACGATACCGACCATCGCGGCAACGCCTATCCCAACAACCAACCACGCACCGGCTTCAGACTTCTCGGCCAGCTTCTTCAACACCGGGCTTGCTATCACAACCGTTCCGACAATCACCGGAACACCAACGGCTACACTCATGCTCAATCCTTTGAACATCCTCTCTCCTCCTCCCGTCTTAGACTCTACTTCACGACATCCAGACCCAAACCGTCCAACCCTTTCTCCAGCTTCTTCTTATGCTCCATCGACTTCAGTCTTAACGCCAACCACGCCGCCTTCTCACCCTTATACGACTTCTGGAAGCGAATCCCGGTCACACCTATCTCGGCCAGCGAATTCATCAATTTCTGGTACGGCGTCACCGGATTCTTCACATATACGACCTCGACCGTCAGACCACCACCGGCATACCCTTCATTCACCTTCTCCATGAACACCTGAGTCGCCTCGTCCTTCTCATCCAGACCGAACAACTGCTTAATCCCGGCCTCTCTTTCCTCGTCATTCGTGAACTTAACATACGTCGTCGCCATCTAATCACTCCCTCATCATTTTTACCATTTATTTTTATTTTACCATATAACAACTTCTTTGTCAAGATTTTTCGTAAAAAGAACGCCCAACACCTGAGAATATAAGAGGAAGGGTTTCGTCATTACCTTCCTCATGGAGCTTATCAGTGTGCCTGGCGTCCCGTCTAACTTCGCATGTAATCAGAAGTCGACCTCGTCTCCTTCCTCATCGTCGATAAACTGGTTCTCGTCCTGCGTGGCA